TCATCAGGAACTTGAAGAGGAGGCGCTACTGCTATTTGTGCAGCTTCAATAGTTGCCTTCTTCATTTTGTTAACCATTTTAATATCAGGCAACGCTTTCATTCCCGGTGAACGTCCATACATCTCACCAGCTATTTTAGTCCAACGTGGAATAGCATAAGGGTTCTCGTTAAACCCAGATTCTTTTAAAAGTTTTTTACTTTCTTTGTGTACATGATAAGAAGCAAATGCATTTTTAGAATTACCGCGACCCTTGAAAGGCCGATCAGCACGTGGTTCCACCAAGTGTACAACCGTTTCTTTTTTTGATGGATCAGATAATAAATTTTGTTTCATCTTCTCATCGAAAAACTCTTCGCCAAATTGTTGCTTCATTTGTCTCAACGTCATCTCATACTCATAAGAAACTGTGTCTATGATTCCTTTATAATTTTCATCAACACGAGTATTATAAATAGGCCTAGCATGAAACCGAACAACCAAATCATCATCTTCCTCGATTCGTAAAACAGCAGTACCAAAAGATCCTAAGTCCAAATAGATTTCATGAATCTCTGTTTGAAAGTTTGAGTTATTTAATATCTGAATTATTTTATCAGCACTCTTCTGTAACCAACTACGAACCTCTGGAATAGCGTCTAGCTCAGGCACTCCGGTACTTAAACCAAACCATGTTGATGCTGGATTAGTTAACATACCATGAAGAGCTGATGCCATTAATTCATTCGAGTGTATCGAAGTAGCATCATATAAAAGATTATGCTTCTGTTGCCCCTTAGTCGCATAAGGCATTCCATACATATCATCTTTTCTAGGTATAATATATTGAGCAACATCTTCCCAATGTCGCTTCCAATTCTCTAGGCCTGCGGTCATTTTATCATGCCGATCAACGACATACATTCCTAACTTTTCATTGTCCATGATTACCTACCTAGTATGGAAGTTCCTTTCTTAGTTGTTAAAATACTATCTGCTTGTGTACTCTGCTTCTGTCCAGTAAGAATAGATGCAGACCTACCACGACCACCTGTCTTCTGTTTCTCTCTAGCTTCAACAGCCGCTCTAACCCTTCTCTGCTCATCTGTTAACTCTAGTTCAGGTATAGAAAATATCTTGATCTCTTCTTCTGATCTACCTGCAGTAGCTCCGCCAGTCATAACAGCAGCACCGCCTTCCTTCATCTGCTCCTTACCCATAGATCCTGCAGAAACAGTATACAGCCCAGCACCAACAAGAGCATCCGCAGTTCCTTTCATTCTCTCCTGCGTACTCCTAGAACCTGTAATCCCACCAACTAATTCCGCCGTAGGATTAATCGCTGCATGAGTTACCTTCTTGGCCATAGTCCTAACTTGTTTCCTAAACCCTTTAAAAAAACCCATCCTATGCTCCTAAAGCATCATAGTCATTCGATGCCTCTCTGGGTAAGCCCCTAGACCTAACCCGTATTCCGTTATAAGTTAATCCAAACATTCTAAGAGCATCAGCAGCATTAGAACACCAATCATGCATAGGACGATCAAGATACATTTTATTCTTACCGTCCCACTTACGCTGATAGTTCTTCATTGCATTGATGCCCTTACTACATTTAATTCTATCCCACCAACACCTGTCAAGCAACATCCGTACAGCATGAATTCCATCAGCTATGGATTGTCTAGGAACAATACGAGTACCGAGCCCCAACTCTCTAAGAGTCTCCTGCCGAGTACGACCAGTCCCCAGCTCACGAGCAGCACCATCATGAGGTATGAAATGCTCATCATAAATATAGTCTTTCTCTTTAATTCTCTTGACATAATACTCTAACCCAACACCAGCGTTCTCCATAAAGTCAATGATGTGAATCTCCTGCCCAACCTCTTGTATGAACCATATCGCAGTAGTATCAGAAATACCAAGGTCCCAATAAGTAGAAACAGGAATCTCCTTCTGATAGGGGACATTCGTTATACGCTTTCCCTCATCCGCATCCTGCATGTACTTACTGTAATAAGCACCCTTGAGTGCAGCAGTAAAGGAGCATTCAAACTCTTGCTCGTACTCATCCTCACTCATCTCTATCCGAGCATCAAGTAATTCCTGCTCATCCATAATGTTCGTCTGAGACGCTTTGTAAAGCGCCGTGTACCACTGACCAGTCTGATTCTCTTGTGCTATATTATAAATATCGTAAAAATGATTCTGCCCCCTAGGTGTGCCAATGAAAATACCCCAACCCTTCCTATCTGATAGAGCAGGTCTGATTAATGTTGACCAAACGACAGGGTTCATGAGAGAATACTCATCCAATAATACCCCATCCAAATATATACCCGCCAAGCTATCAGGATTCTCAGCACCAAGTAACATAAACCTAATCTTGTCCCCTCTCGATGGTCGAGGAATGTCAACTCTTAATTCCGCCTCATTCGCCTTCATTCCGGGTATGTTCTTAGTATAATGCTTAAGATATTCCCATGCCACCCTCTTAGCCTGACCATACGTCGGAGCTATATAAGCATACTGTGGATTTAAATTAGTACAACGGAGTGCTTGGTCAATCATCTCCATTATTGCAAAGACTGTCTTACCAAACCTCCTGTGGCACACCAATACATTGAATCGCTTAAGATTTGCGTGCAGATGCGCTTGCAAACCACGAGGGATATACCCAAGGTCTATAATTTGTTGGTCGCTCATTTAACCCCTATTTTGTGCGTTTAGCGCCGGGTAACTTTAAATCCTTCGGAGGAGTGTATGTTCCACCGCCACCCGATTTCTTTTTCTCTTTAGGAGCGTCAAGCAAATACTGCTCCTCCAGTAATTTAAGACGATTCTTATTTTCTTTAGATGGATCATTCTTTACAGCAGTACGCGCCTTCTCAAGCATCTTCTTAACACTCGCTTCTTTAGTACCCGCATAAAATGTTTTCTTAGATTTGGGCATAGGTATTACATCAACCATTACATATCTCCTTGAGCACCAATCTCTGGTGGTCTGTTAGCTGTATCTTGCTCCGCACGCTCCAATAAATCGGAGACAACATCATCGAGAGATCGACCCGTCAGCACCAAATAACGCTGAAACTCCGGATCGTTTATGTCTATCCCGTTCTGCTCCAATAACTTTCGAGCATTACTCTCCGACAATCGACCTGTACTACCCGTTAGCTTTTGAACGGGACTTGGACTTCTTGGAGACTTTCTTTTTCCCCGTGGACTTTGCTGCGGCCTCTGCTTGCTTCTCGTCTTCGATCTCTTTCCCGGCAACTTCATCATTCTTCTCCTTCGTGTACTCCAGAAATTCCGCCTCGCTCATCTCCACCACATCGTTGTTCGCCAATTGAATCCTGTATTTCTTCATGCTCGTTCTCCACAATAATAGGTTCCTCTAGTTGTTCCCTAAGTATGCCAGTCTGAACTATAATTTGCAAGGGCGCTGATGCATCCCCAATAACTTTGGTCTGCTGCCCATATTCCGAGGGATTCCCCTTCTCCGCCAACTTCATATAACCATCAAATCGAAATTTCGCTGCCGGAACATCATCCTTCGTATTTATGTGCGGGTCCTCCAATACCTCCACCGCACGCTCATAATACCTATCAGCTCTGTCTTTTCTCGCGCTGTCAATCTTTTTCTTGAAATCCGGATAGGCATCGCGCCAAACATAAAGAGTATGAATCGAAGGCATACCATCCATCTCAGAGATTTTCTTATACGTATGCCCCTCACGCACCAATCCAGCTATCGCATCCGACAACTCCACCGTATAGGCAAACACATTCTTATCCAGCAACTCACCATCAACCCTGAGCAATTCGCCAGTGTGCAAATGATATGTCTCGAACCGCCCGGTCTTCTGGTTAAGAAATGAATACAATTCTTCTTCCTTTACCAAGTCTTTCATGAGGTTAGGGTAACACGGGCCGCAACACCAAGCAAACTATTTCTTTTGGTATGGACGGATAACATGTAATGCACAGTGTGTTATATCACACTCGGCTATTTGTACCTTTTCCCAGCAGCAGCAATCTAGGCATTTCAATTTTACGCGCTCTTTTACGGGAACTTTTCCCGTGTGACAGCGCAGATATATACCTTCTGCTGCCTTGGGTACCCATTTGAAGAAGTCTCGTGTGCTTTTCGGGCATTTTTGTAATAGTATTAGCATTTCTGCCCTCTTCTCTTCTATTACTATTCTTTTTTCTGCATAGGTCATTGTTAAGAAATTTGATACCAAAGTATTCTCCTTGTTGTATGTGCGAGTAATTCCTGTTCTATAGCGTATAGATGTTACTTAGTCAATGTTAGTGTAGTGCGTCAATTCAATGTTTGTTTGCTGTCCCACTCAGGATGGTGACGGATCAATCATCACGCGCCCGCGCATGGGGGGGTGCCCCCCTAACCACGCATCACGCACCGCGAACCATGACACACGCGCCCGTGCGCACACACAGACTGACAATGGACAGCTAACCATTGCCCATGGCTAGGCGTACATCCGTGCATTTTGACACCACCTAGTGTCATTGTGGCACTGCATCAGGGTCAGTTTGATACCATGCACATGTGATTCCAGTATGTTACAGTTGGCACGCTTAATGCACATAGCTGATTTGAAACTTGCAGCCATGTTAGACAGAGCGTGGTTAGCCAACAATTAGGAGTAAGCAATGCCTCACAGCGATATTGAACTAACCATGTTGTGCCTATGGAGTATAGGCGTAGTGATAATGATTATAACTTTGAGTATCGATTAACCAACGACGTAATTATACGTCACCAACTCCCTAGGAGGGAAATATGACTGTACTAAATAAGACTGAAACAAGAGTAATGGACGCTTTAGGTGTAACCATTGAGGTAATGCAAAAGCACAAGTATGACGCTATTGCAAGCCAGCTGCCCATGGGCAAACTAGACGCTTTAATCATGATGGATGTAAAGCCTTTAGAGCATCTCGCCAAGGCCCACGCCAAGTTGAATCGTAAGGTGATGAATGGCTATCAGGAGAACAAATACCACTACGTCAAGGGTAAGAGTAAGGTTGGTATTTTCTCGATCAAATTAGATGGTAGTGTTGCTAAGTACGGTGACTGGATAAGCAGGCATATGTATGAAGCTTTAACAAGCGGTAGTTGCAATACTCCCAAGGTTGACGCTATGCCTGATTACGTTTCCAAGCGAGACGCATAGCATATGTGCCCAAGGAAGGGCATTTTCTTACAGAAATGACGCACCTCCCTCATCCCAAAAACGGCCGAGGCCAAGAGTTGCTGGTGCATTTGCGTCATAACACCAAATATATATACCTTTTTTCTTTAAAGTGGTATGTTGGGATGAGGACACCGCATCATAACGCACCGATACCCCAACAAAATCAGCCATGACGCAGCACCCTCACCCCATCCGCACCCCAACCAAAAAAACACACCATTATGCCCTGCTAAACACTGCACAAGACGCACTACATATGAAATTTGACTTATATGAATACCCACCGCGTTATTTGACATGCGTTAAGTCTATGAAACTCTGTGCACGGCATATTCCAATTGACGCACCTCCCTCACCCCATAGCCTTACATCTGACAGCACTAAAACGCACCACAAAAAACGCACCATCCCCAATGCTTCGCACACAATGTCTTTTCAATACCTTGGCGTTGCCTCGCGCACGTTCCCTTCCCCTTTTTCTCCCCTTTGGCACACCGCTCCCTCTTTTTCTTCTCCAAAACCGTGAAATTTTTTCGCACTGCTCTTTCCTTATAGTCATTTTTTTTCAATCTTTTTCGCACCGTCCAAAAACCGGCGATTCGGAGTCATTTCGGCACCTTTGTGGTGCACAACGACTCCATTTTGGGGTCAATGTGGCACCGAATCAAAATCTGTGCCAACACCTTCCCCAAAGATTTCAGCAACTTGACTCTTTTTTGCTTTTGGCACAGAAATTGCTACTCTTAAAACTGAAAAAATAAATTATTTTGCATTTTATCAAGAATTGATTTGACAAAGATATTCCATTTGGTGACTGCGAAATAAATTATATATTTTCTTGACTTATACTATTAACTTAACATTCCCTAGGAGGGATATTATGGAAACAATGACTGGACGACAGCAACTTATGCATTTAGCAAGTATGGTCCAAGAAGAGGAATTACAGGAAAGAGTATGTAGAGCTATTAGGAATACCCTTGGTAACTATCCAGAAACGGATTCTCTTATATTGGCAGCGGCCCTTAATGATGTATGTGGTGAATTGCTTGAGCCTATTAATGAAGAGACGAGGTTAACTAAAAGGTTAAGGTGGGAGAGAATTAAACTAGTGGTAGCGCATACTGTGTCGTTTATATTTATAGCGGCAGCTATTACTTATTTGGTCTACCATACTATGCATATAATTAATAGGTAGGAGGTACTAATGAATAGAGAACAAAAGATTAAACTATTCTTGGATAGGGTCATTGAACTAACCAAGGATATAGAGATTCAACCTCTCGACTATATATTTTGTTTGGAGGAGTTGGCGCACGCCGCGCGGAATACCTCAATAGATAAATTAACAAAGTCTAGCGTTACTAACAGTGCTAGAGAAAAACTTAAGGAGAAAATGGCAGAGAAGATTACAGGACAAGTTGTTGGTGGTGCACCAAAGATCGTTGAAGCAGGCACAGTTGAGGATGTATACAATGCATTGGGATTAGATGGCTCATACACCGCAACCGTCAATGGTGAACCAGCATCTATGGGTGACGAGCTAGAAGATTATGCTTTCGTTAGCTTCTCAGAAAAGGTCAAGGGAGGCAGTGCAGCATCACTGTGAAACATGAGTACTAATATAGTACTAGTTTTAAATTCAAAATGGTCTGCAGCTAACCATCGATAGCTGCGAGAAAATCGCCCTTTCTTATGTCACCGATGGATATACTTTGGCATAAGGAAGGGTCTTTTCTACACACCAAACTAGGAGACAACAATGACT